AATAAGCCACTTTGGTTCCGTAATTAACCATCAACTGGTTAGTTCCAGAATCAGTATGAAATCCCCACATGCCTTTAACGTCGGCACTTAAGGCGGTTGTGTTTCGGCGGTCAACACCATCACGCATCCGAATACCACCACGAGGGTCAACAGTTACGTTGAGCATGTCGGGTGATTCGTTGTCTGCGAGGTTGAACTGGTCGCTTCTAAGGTTCAATCCACCTGAGAAAGACTCCAGTACTTCAAGAGAAAAACCTTGACGAGCCATCAGGGGTTACCAGATCACTCCGCCAGTATTGGCGTACCTCAATCTTCCCATACCAGCAGCGTAAAGAGTTGACCTTCGACTGTTCGCAATCATCGGTTGCGGAGCAGGAGTATCAGCGTAGCGACGGGCAAGGTTGTCAAGTTGTGACTGGAACAACGCCATGTACTGGTTACCCATTGTTGGATCTTCCTGTTGGAAATACGCAGCAGAAATAGCGTAGGTAGCAAGAACCGCATGAAACGGTTCAGGAAGATCAGGTTCAGATCCACTAGAGCTACCTGAACCAAACGAAGTTGGGTTACGGATAGCACGCACATATATCGTATCTACACCATCGGGGACAGGGTAAAGCCGAACGGTGTCGTTCCAGAAACTCCATTCCCACGGAGCGCCCGATGGTAACGAGTTCAGTGGGTAATCAAAATCTGCGCTATCAGAACCGATGTATTCCAAAACATGGTCATCGTTCCGAATGGCAATAATGTCACGTATACCCTGAGTTATGGCATCAGGAGCGCCAGCAATAGTGGCAAGCGTATAATCTTTGGTCCCATTAGCAGTATTAAACGTTGTACGCACTTCATAAAAAGGCCAACGCTTTTCACTATAAACAATCAGATCAAACCCTTGACCAATCATCGTATCCAACGTCGTGTCATCAATATCAGTTGAATCAATATCAACAACGCTACGCACTTGAGTACGAATCTGAGCCAGAGTTAAAGCCATTAGGTAGCCGCCGATTGTCGGGTGTGACCAATGCAGATATCCGACCCGCCGACTGGCCGTGCTTTACACGGATTGCCTGCACGGGTCGTTGCAGAACAAAAAGCTGTGGCGGTAGAAACAGGAGCTTCTGGTACAAAAGTCGTTACCCCAGGAATCGGACGAGCACCAGCCGCTTCCCCAGGAGCATAATGCCCAGGACGACCACCAGTTGAACCAGCAGGTCGGGCATCCGAACTGTAACCAATCGCTCTTTCTCGCTGCATATTTGCTCCACTAAATCTCGGTGGGTGGGGGGCCGAAGCCCCCCACCCAATACCTAATCAAAATTAGGCGATATTAAATAAACGTCCTTGCCTTGCGCGGTTGCTGCAAGTCAAGTTTCCGTAGCACAAGATCTGCGCAAAGCGAGCATCTTGGTTTGTAGGACGCACAAACGGAGTTGGTTGGAACCAAGTATCCGTATGCGCTACAAGCCTGAGGTACTTCGTGTTCAAGAAGTACATAGCATTTGCTTCGCAGTTGCTATCAAATGTTACGGGAGCGCCTTTGAAAAGTAGATTTTGGAATCCTGCATCAGCTACTTCAGCACTTGTGTACCGAAGGTTTGACTGAAGCAACGCTTCATAATCTTCGTAACGCTCTTGGTCAGTAAAGATAATGGTTGGTTGGTCATTGCCAACAGAAACTGTGTTGTACACAGATGACATAGCTGCCAAAGACAATGCTGCTGCACCGTGGTTGGTCATTGTCGGCGCCCACCACGAGTTACCAGCCGCCGCTGAGTTAATTCCACCCAGCGTTCCACCAGCAACGATTCCCTGGATACCCATGAAATCTTTGCCGCCATTACCGTTACCATCACCCCACAACATGGTGTTCATGTTGTCAATAATGGTTTGTTCGGCTTGCATAACCTTGCCCTCAAGGAGGTCAATGATTGCTGCTTCGCCGTTGTTTTTGCCTTCTTCAATACCAGTAATAGTTACTGTAGCTGCATACTGTTTCCAGTCGTACTCTGCGGCACTAATGCCATCTTGAGCAGTAATAGCAATCGTATCAGCGCCTTCATATGAAGCGGCAGTTGAGTTAGACCCATAGATGATTGGAACGATAATCTTTGCGCCACCGCTTACACGCCTAATGGTTTGACCATTGGTAAGCGCATAAAACAGAGGACGAGCACCGAAAACGTTGTCAGCCAACTTAGGGACGTAGTTATAGAGAGTGGTTGACAAAATTTGGTCAAAGTTTGTGTTACCAGCCACGTCTACTCCTTAGTTAGTTATTCGGATAATTGTTTAGTTGCAAGCTCATAAGCATCCCGAATTGAATCAACTGCTTGACCAAAGTCTCGGCTGATAGCGCCTTCCGCTGAACCCGAACCATCTTCAATAACTGAAGCGGCACGCTTCTCTTCCACAATGTCGGAGTTCTTAGCTTTCTCCTGCAAATCCGCATAAGTCATATGCGCATAAGCAGCATCCAAGTTTCCAATGTTGTGTTTCAAAGCATGAGAGTACAAAGCGTTCTCGTCAATATCAGCTTGATATTTGTCTCGCAGTCCTTCCAGTTCTTTCTGCAAATTTTGCTGTCTGTTTAAGCGACTTTGTTCTTCAATGGCTGATTCAAGTCGTCTAAGTCTGGTTTCTTCTGGGTCCAGTTCTTCCATCTCCTCTTGAGGAGCGGAACCTTGGTTACCCATTCTGATCCCAAACGCATCAGCTAACGCTGACACGGCACTTTCAGGATCAGACTCCAGCGCTTGGACGATTGCCTCACCTTGAGCCAATCTTTCGCGTTCAGTTGCCAACTCTTGCGTTTTACGTGTGTAATCCGCTTGGCGTTGGTAGCCATTAATAAGCTCCGTTTGCGACACATCCATTTGTTCACCGTCAACAGTGACGGTAAACGAAGGGCCGCTATCTTCGCTCGGGTTGCTTGGGTTGCTGGTATCCAGTCCCAAGGCTGTGTTTTCATCCATCAGGAATCCTTTCGGGTGTTCCTACATGACACATAGAAGTGTCCCATTACTGCATATTCGGCAACTCTACACCCATTTGGTTTTGGAGTTGATTTATCAGTTCGGGTGGTACTCCACCTGTGCCTTCAAAGACTTGTTCGGGGATTGGGCCTGGACCCATGCCGCCTTGCGACATTGGAGGTACACCAAAGGGATCAGCCACTCCCCCAGATTCCTCTTGCGCAACTTGAGCATCAAGAGGAGTTTGTTGTTGAATCATGTAACGGTCAGGATCATTAATCCCAAATCCGTAAGACAGCACATGCTTCGCTATTTCTGTTGGATCAACAACAGTTCCAATTAAAGGAGCCATAGCGTTAAGCAAAGAAATTGCTTGCTGACGGCGAGCCGTTTCGTTAAACGGTTGAGTAGAGCCGCCTTCTACCGAGAAATCAAATTCCCCGATAATGTCATCACGGGTGTAAGCGACAAAATATTTTTGGTCGTCTTTGCCTGTGATTCGCACCATTTGGGCATCGGTCATGTACTGCATCATCAGTTGCATAACCATGCGTGCTACTTCTGAAATAGAAATTTCTACGATTGCTAGTTTGTCGGCAGCACGAGCGTTGCCTGCATCGACAATAATGCTGGCTTCTGTTGCTGTGCGCCGAGTTTCGGGCATTTGCCCACGAGCATATTCAGATACACCGCTTACAGTGTTTATATCTCCCTCAATAATGTTTGAATGGTTATACATTTCGGGGGCAAGAGGGACTTGCGGTAATGGTTGGACCACTCCTGCAAGGTCACGGTTCTCGTCGATAACAGGAACAAAACGTCCATCTTCATCCGATTCCAATGCTTCACGGCCTTCAGGCCCAAACGAACGTTCGTGATACAGGTACTTTCGGGCGTACCGTTTTCTGTGATTCACCATTTGAGAACGAGTTTTATTTAGTTCTTCTTGAAGTGATTCAATCGCTTCAAGATCACCCATCGGGTAAAACACGTCAGGAATGTCGTAGTTTCGCATCATCACAAACGGATGACCGAAGTGATACGGCATTGGGGTTGGGTCCAGTAAATAGTCGTCGCCACTTTCGGCACATACCGAAATGGTTCCATCTTCTAAATCATAAAATTCGTAAAGCGTTACTCGTGCAGTTACTTCGTTGTATTGCTCTCGTTCATTGTCGCCATCCCAGCGGTAACGAACACCAGCATCTGCAACAAGATTTTGACGTGTTGAACGCTTAAACCTTTTATCTCGTTTTACTTCTGCAAGTGGACGCACGATACGTTGCGCTATCCAACGAGCATCTTCAAGACATGTTGCTTCAGGATCAACAAGCATGTCGAACGGGCTAATCCGTTCTACGAACGCTTGGTCCTCTACAACTTCCATCTTTTTGGATGGAATGGAATCCATTACATCCTGATCTGATGGCAAATCGTTGACCATTTCAGGGTTGTCGTAAGCAAACTGATCGACTTCGAGAGTAGCTGCATTGTATTCAGCAGCCATTTCAGCGGCAGTCAAGTCTCTTTCTTCTTCGACGAAACGCCAACCGACTTTAAGCCAGCCATGTCCTACGATTAGAAAGTCTTTGACTGCACGCCGAAATGGTTTCCGATAGTCGTGATGTCTCCACAGATAGTTAATTACTGCCTCAACAAAGACGGCTCGTGATTCGTCACCCTCTTTGTTAGCTGTAACAGTAATTGTTGGGTGGTTTACCGCAACGCTCGGCGCAATAACATTAACGGTTGAGAAAGCCATATTGACAGAAATTCGGTCATAACCGACATTTCCCTCATAACCCCCACCAGTACCAAAAAATGTTTTCCCTCTATAGAGGTCAATCATTCGATGCCACTTAGCGTCGTAGCCTTCTTCGCTACGCCACCTGTACGTGTTATCAATTCTCTCTTTTGTTTGAGAAAACCGATCAGCTTTCGTCATCCGTGCCATATCTATACCCAGCGTCGCCCTTGGTAAACAGGTTCATGCCCACCAGCACGAGCCTCTGAAATAAGTTTTTTCTCGCGTTCCTTCATAGTGAGGTCACGATCTTCAGGTGGCAACATTTTGCGCATCGTTTCGCCTCTAGCAATCGTCACCGATTTGAGGCGTAAACGACGCTCGTAAAGTTCTTCAAGTTCCTGCAATGGAACTTGCCCACGACGTTCAAGAACGTATTGGGTAAACTCTTCAAAGGTCGCCCCGTCAGGGAGGACCGCCACCGTCAGGTACTTTTAACGGCGCTATCAGGCTGAGGAAGCCCAGGACCAGGTGCTACCCGACCTGTTGTTCCATGCTGGTTAAGGGGAGTTTCCCGAACCTTCATACCAGCACCTTTGTCACCAGGATGAACTTCGTTCATTGTTCCAGTGAAACGAGGCTTGTTTGGTTGTGAACCACCCTCAGCAGGAGGCCCATTATAAAGTTGTGCATGGTTAATGCGCATTGTTTCGCCCATCCCCGATGCGTTGTATTTACGGTTATTAGCCATTGTTGGCCGCTCCAATCATAGAGACATGTCTAAGACATATTTAAGCTGTCCCACGAATCGTGTTCAAGCCAATCGTATCGCCTACAGGTTCAGGTTTGTTGGCTTGTCTCATCCACCAATCAAAAGTATACATATCATCCACTTTTTGAACATACTCAGGAATAAACG